CGTCGATCCAGGTCACGCGGGGCTTCTTGTACTCCAGCTTGCCGTTGTCGATGCAGCGCTCTACGAGCGTCGTGGTGTGGTCGAAGTAGGCGATGTCGGCGTCGTTGAAGCTCATGCGCAGCTTGGCCTTCTGGAACGGCTTCGTGAACTTGGACTTCACACACTCGACGCCGATGGCTTGCCCGATGAACTCCTTGTCCTCGACGATCTTCTCGCGACCGAGCGCAAGGCGGGCCGAAGCGTAGAACTCCATCGCCTTGCCGCCCGGGGTCGTGCGCGGGTCACCGTAGACCACGCCTGGCTTCAGGCGCACCTGATTGAGGTACAGGTAGCAGGCGTTGTAGTCGGCCGCGAACTGCGCCTGTGTCTTCAGCGTTGTCGAAGTCACGCGAGCCAGCGCCGTGGTGTCGTTCATCGTCAGCTCGTCCAGGTTCTTTTCGGACTGCGACTTCGGCACTGCAGAGGCGATCGAGTCATAGACCACCAGGATCGGCTTGTCGTCGGGGATCAGCCGTTTCTCGCGGATCAGCCGACACGCCGCAGTGGCGATCATGTTGCCCTCTTCCCAGGTGCGCGGACGACGATAGACCCAGCGCTCGTCGGTGCGCAGACCGAAGTGCTCAGCCAGCTCCACGTTGAAACTGCGCTCCCAATCGATGAAGATTGCCACGCCGCCCATGCGCTGCGTCTCCACCATCCATTGCGTCGCCAGGGCGGTCTTCCCGGACGAGGACTCGCCGAACATCTCCACCATGCGACCGACCGGCAACCCGCCTTCGCGGATGCCGCTCATGATTTCGTTCAGCTCGAAGTCGCCAGTGTCGATCCACTGCGTCACCTTCTGTTCGGTGTCGTTCGCGCCGATTCCAGCTTCGAGCGCGTCCATCCATTCATTCAGTGCTGACATACTTTTTCAGTTTTGGAAAGGGGTAAAGAAGTTGTCCAAGTCCCGGAGGTAGCTGGAGAACGCGAGTTCTTCGCACAGCTCTGCGAACTTGTCTTTGTCGGGGGTGCCCTTGATGACGCGCACGTCCTGGGGCTTGGGCGTCGCCACGTTGAGCAGTTGCATCATCTTGAGGTTGCGAAGAAAGGCTTCGCGTCCTTCGCGTGACGCCAGGTGTTGCTCGGGGTGAAGGGTCTTCGCGGTCTTCGAGGCTCGCGATGCGGGCGTGTACTGCCCCGAATCGACCGCCTTGTAGAAGCTGCCGACGCTGCCCCAGGTCGCGAGGAACTCCGCAGCGCCCTTCTCTCCGATGCCGCCGACGCCAGGGATCACGTCAGACGAGTCGCCCTGCAGAGCCTTCCCCTCCAGGAACGCCATCGGGGTCTTGTACCCCATGCGATCGAGGAAGTTGCGCTCATTGAGGAACCAGGCAGGGTCACGCACGTCGCGAACGCTGACGTTCGGCCGCACGAGCTGGCACCAGTCGCGGTCGCCGGTCAGCAACACCACGCGGTTTTCCTGGGTGGCTGTCAGCTTCTTGACGAGGTAACCAGCCATGTCGTCGGCTTCGTGTGTTGCTGCCGTCATCTGCCGCACGCCCAGGTGTTCCAGGGCTCGCGCGATGTACGGGCGCTGCGCAACGTAGGCTTCCTTGATCGCAGCCTTCTTCGGGTCGTTGTCGCGGTTGCTCTTGTACGTGGGGCAGAGCTGGTAGCGCCATTCAGCGCGCCCGTCCCACAGCACCACCGGGATGCAGTCCGGGTAGCCGGTGCGCAGATCACGAATGCGACGGATGAAGCCGAAGACCGCCTGGGTCTGCAGCTCGCCTGCCTTCAGGGTCGTGGCGTAGTGCTCGGCGTAGCCTACGGAGTTTCCGTCGATGAGGATGGTTGTGCTCATACGAACATGCACAGGCTCGAATCGCTGTCGCTGTAGCGGATGCCGCAACGGACGAGCGTCAGAATCTGCTCCTTCGTGATCACGGGCGCCAGCTTCTCGGGATCGATGTTGAGCCAGACCTCATCGTGCCCCGCAGCGCCGAGCATTTCGTGACCCTCCGGCAGGAGCTGATCCAGCAGCATGAAAGCACACAGGTCGTGCCGCTTGGTCGGTGGATTCTTGACACGCTTGAACTTCAGGAATTCGTCTTCGAGTTCCTCGAATGCGGCCCGCAACTCTTCCAGAGTCATAATTTCTCCATGAAGAAAAGAAGGGCCAGCACCCTCGGGGAGAGAGGCTGGCCCGTCAGAAGGGAAGCGGCCGATTAGGCGGCTTCCAGATCGCCCAGCAGCGCGTCGATGTCGTCGGTGATGGCCGGAGCCGCGGGCGCAGCAGCCGTCGCAGCAGGACGGGGTGCCGGGGCCGGCACCGGAGCGAAGTCGGGCACGTCCTCGAAGTCAGCATCGGCCGGCTTGGTTGCCGGCGTATCCTTCGACTTCGCGGGGCCAGCCAGACGGGGAGCGCCACCAGCGCCGGAGACCGCTTGCAGGGCCAGCAGCGCCTTCTTCTGCGCAGCTTCGCTTTCCTGCTTCACGAACTCGGCCAGGTTGATCGGCTCCAGCTTCTTCTTCAGGGCATGACGGGCCGGCGACACCTGCACGGTGTAGCTCGTGTCCATCTGGCCGGTGCCGCTGCGTTCCACCACGATGATCTGCGGATTCGACGGATCGAAGATCGTCTCGGCCCACTCTTCGATGACGGAGCAGAGCTGCTCGAAGGCACGCTTGCCGAGCTGCAGCACCTGCGGCGTTTCCGGCTGGTCGCTGTCGAGCGCCAGGACGCCGACGAGGAACTGCTGTTGGGCGTATGCCTTCTTGATCACCTCGGCGGTTTCGGGGTTCGTCGCGCCGATGGTGCGCTGGGCTTCGGCCATCGCGTTGCAGATGTCGCACGGCTCGTCATGCGTGCGGTTCGCGCAGACGTAGATGGCTTGCACCTTGTCGGTCGCATCCTTGATGAAGTGCTGGCCGAAGTTGTGGTGGAAGTTCTCACCGTCGTAGGGCGGCAGGATCACGTAGCGGTTCTTGCCCTGCTTGGGCTTGATCGTGGTGCCAGCCTTCTTCAGCGACGCCTTGGTTTGGGCGAGTTTGGCTTTGAGTGCAGCGAGGTCCATTGTTGAAGTTTCCTTGTTCAGAGTTGCGGAGTTTGAAAAGTCCAGAGATTCGATTTAGCGTCTTAGCGCCCCCTTATTATAGCGCAGTCACTCGTGACTTATCAGGATTCGCGAATGAAGCGCCAGACGTGCCGATACCCGACTTGGTAGACCGCTGCGATTTCATCCAGACCGATCGAAATTGGCGCGTTGCGCTCGTCGAACGCATTCCACTCCACACGACCAGGCGCATAGCTGAACTTGGAGCACTCGAAGTCGTGGAAATAGCCGGACTTGTAGACGACGCGAATCGTGAAAATGGGGATTCGCTTCGGCAGCAGGCGCTTGAGGAACCCCATATCAGCCCCCGTTGGCGATGCGACGGCCGATTTCCGAAGCCCGCTGCCCGAGGGATTGGCCTTCGTTGATGCGAAGCTGGCCCTTGAATTCCTCGCGGCGGTCGCTGCCGAGCTGGATCAGCATGTCGCGGCGGTCGGCCAGGGCGAAGGTGAGGCTCTTGTTGACGCTCGCCACCGTTTCGGCCTCGATGACCTTGTTCTTTCCGGCGAACCAGCGCGGATCGTTCTTCACCGCCGCATCGATCTTGGCCTGGGTCGTCTTCTCGCCCTTTGCAGCGAGCGCCTTCTCGTGCTCGTCGAACAGCTTGGCTTCGAGAATCTCGAACTTGGCCTTCGTGCGGGCGGCATGCCCTTCAGCTTGGGCCGCCACGGTGCCGTAGTAGGCCCGCAGGGAGGCTTGCTGCATCATGGCCGCATCCAGGTTCGTCTCGTCCAGAGCGATGTCACGGCGAAACTGCTCGGGATCGACCTGGAAGTTGGCGCCGACAGCGGGGGTAGGTGTCGGTGCGGGCGTCGGCTCTTCCACCACGATCTGCTCGGGCGATTCCGTGACCACGGGGGCAGACACAGGAGCGGCAGGCACGATCGTGGTCGTGGCAGCCGTCACGACTTCTTCCTTCTTGGGCGGCTCCGGGATCGGTGCAGGCGCCTGCACGGGGGCAGCGACCGGGGCTGGTGCGGGAGCCGGCGGCGCAGCTTCAGCCGTCGCGATGCTCTCTTCCAGCATGTTCATCAACGCTTCCAGATCGTCTTCGCTGGTCGCGATTTCCTTCGACATACGTTCTCTCCAGTTATGTCACTTGTGACTGACTAATGATAGCGCGTTTCAAGTCAGCGCAGCGGGTAGGTCGATTCCATATCGATGTCGGGAATGCTGCGCAGCAGCCAGCAATATCCGACAAAGAGAACGACGCTCACCACGGTCTCAATCCAGTCGTGAAGGCTCACAGCGCAATCTCCGCGACCGTCTTGAATACCTCGTTCAGAATCTCCTGCTTACTCGGGTCGTAAGCGAGCTGAGCCGGGTTGATGCCGAAAACCACCGTGGCGTCGAGCTTCGAGTCATACACCGCCTTACCAACCAGCTCCGAAGCGCTTGCTTTCGAGTCTGGCGAGAAGTGCCTAGCTGTCGCACTCCCGAGCGCAACGATGATGGCGGGCTTGATAATCTCAAGCTCGCGCTCAAGGTATTTGCGGCACCCGTTGATCTGCTCGTTCGTCAGGAATTTCTCTCCCGTGGGCTTTCTGGATTTCACCAGGGTCGTGTAATACCCCTCACCCACCGCCAGGCCGGCGTTACCGATCGCCTGCTTGATCGCGTCGGCCGAGTCGCCCACCAGCAGCTTGCCTTCCTTCTCTTCCTGCCAGCTCGGGCTGTCGGTGACAACCATGAAGCGAACCTTGGACTTCGGGATACGCACGGCGGGGTGTGGGCTGTTCTTGAGCGAGCAGTCTTCGCAGGCCGCGTACTCCTGAACCAGGTGGATGATCTTGACCTTGCCGTAGCCATCGGTCATGTCCGTCACCCGGTCGGCCTTGATCACGTCGATGATCAGCCCAGGCATCAGCTCGGTCTGGTCCTTGCGACGATCAGGGTGACGTGGGGGCTTCGCGCCCGGCGTGACCCCAGCAAGCGCCCCGACCCTCTCTAAGCGCTCCACAACCCGCGCGTTGACCCCTGACTTGGGCATGCCCGCGGCTCGAACGAACTCGTCGGCGCTGTCGAAGCGACCCTTGATCGGACTTTCCTCGTCAGGCCCCCACTCCTGCTCGCCGTTGCGCTTGACCTTGACCACCTTCCAGTCGCGGTTCTGATCGCGCAGCTCCACAATGCGGCGGGCCGTCGAGTCAGAGCACCCCAGCACCGAATTGAACGGCGCGATGATCGTGTTGCCGCCGACGATCCGGTAACGGTCGGTGGACAGGTTGATGTCGGGCGGGAAGACCTCGATGCCGTACTCCCGGGCGTCCTTCACCAGGCCGGGCAGCTTGTCTTCCTTCACGATGCTCATGCACGCGGCGAAGTATTCAGCCGGGTACTTGACCCGCAGCCACATGGTCCAGACGCTGATGACGGAGTATTCGACCGCGTGCGACTTGTTGAAGCCGTAGCCCGCGAACGCCTCGATCTTGTCGAACAGGGCGCCGGCCCGCTTGTCATCCATGCCCGCGGTCTTGAAGCAGCCATCGACCCACTTCTGCCGCATTTCGGCCATCTTGTCCTTGTCCTTCTTGCCCATCGCTTTGCGGAGGTGATCCGCTTCTGCGCGAGTGAAGCCGGCAAGATCGACAGCCACCTGCATCACCTGTTCCTGGTAGACGATGACGCTGTAGGTGTCCTTCAGCGCCGGCTCCATCAGGGGATGCTCGTAGCTTGGCAGGCGGTTGCCCTGCTTGATGTTCACGAAGTCTTCCAGCAGGCCCGAATCCATCGGACCTGGCCGGTACAGGGCGGTCGCGGCGGTGATGTCGTCGAACGTCAGGGGGCCACCTTTAGCCAGCTCGCGCAGCAGGTTGCGCATGCCGGGCGACTCGAACTGGAACACGCCGGTTGTGTCACCCTTCCCGAAGGCGTCAAGCACCTCGGCGTCATCGAGCGGAACGTTCAGGTAGTTCACGTCGATCCCGTGCCGCTCCTTGATGTAGTTCGCCGCGATGGCAAGCACGTCGAGCGTGGACAAGCCGAGAATGTCGAGCTTGACCAGACCGAAGTCCTCGACCACACGCTTGTCCCAGGAAACGACCGGGACTTCTGTACGGGTTTCGACCACCGCTCGCGTGACGAGGGGATCGCGCGCCACGACAACGCCGGCCGCGTGTTGTCCGAGCGAGCGCATGCAGCCTTCAAAGACCAGAGCATGCCCCCAAACCTCGGGGTAGGACTGCTTGAACAGGTCGATTTCAGGCACCTGCGCTGCAGCCTCTTCGAGCGTCGCACTCTGCCCGTGGGTCTTCGGGACCAGCTTTGTGGCCGTCATTTCAAACGGCTGCAGGCCAAACACGCGCCCCGTGTCGCGCACCGCCGACGCTGACGCCATCGTGCCGTAGTTGCTGATGCCGGCCACCTTGTCATGGCCGTACTTGTTCTGCAGGTACGTGATGACCTCATGCCGGCGTGACGACATGAAGTCCAGGTCCGCGTCGGGCAAGTCCAGGCGCTCAGGGTTGATGAAGCGCTCGAACAGCAGATTGAACCGGATCGGGTCAACGTCCGTGATGCCCATGAGATAAGCGACCAGCGAACCGCCGACAGAGCCGCGGCCGGGGCCGACGATGATGCCGTTCTGTTTCGACCACTGAACGATGTCTTGGGCCAGCAGGAAGTAGCCGCTGAAGCCCATGTTCTTGAGCACGTCCAGCTCGTACTTCAGACGCGGCTTGTACCGCGCGTCCAGCTCGGCTGCGGATGGCTGGTGCCCGAGCACGGGCGCAGCGAAGCGACGCTTCCACCCGGTCACGCACTCTGCAGCCACTGCCTTGAACTCGTCCGGTGCCATCTGTGGGAGGTTCACGGGCATCTTGGAGAACTTGTACTCCACCCGGTTGACCAACGCTTCAGTGTCACGAATAGCCTTGATCCAGACCTTCGGTTCGGGCTTGCCCTCGAACTTGGCCTGACGGACCGCCGCTGCCTTGACGTGGCCCAGCATCGCTGCTGGCTCCTGCAGATGGAACTCCTTCACGAACTGCTTGGGCCGCCACGAGTCGCTGGTGCGCCCGTTGTCCATCACGAGATTGAGGATGTCGAGCGACTCCGCGTGCTTCTGCTCAGCGTAGAGCGCCGGGTACGTCAGCAGGTGCGGAAGACCGTAGGTTGCCGCCGCCTCGATGCTCATGGCGTTCGTGCGGTCGAACAGGGGCGTGTTGACCGGCGACAGCTCGGCGTACACGTTGTCCGTGGTCAGACAGCCGATCAGGAAGCGCAGCTTGTCTTCCCACTGCGAATGGCTGAACAGGTTGAAGAAGTCGCCGGTCGCAACCGCGATGCCTTCAGCGCCAACGAAGTCATCCCAGCCACTACGCGGGTTGTAGTAGAACCGTTCCTCGCTGTTGGCAAGCGTTAGGGTCTTCAGCAGCCATGCGAAGCCCTTCTCGTTCAGCACGTAGACCTTCAGCCGGACGTTCTGGCCCTCACGCCATTTCTCGCCCTTCTCCTTGCGCCTGGTCGGGTCGTCGTAGACCCGCAGCGTGACCGCGGTGATTGGCTTGATGCCAGCCTTGTCGCAGCGGTTGGTGAAGTCCACCATCCCGTGAAGCGAGCAGGTGTCGGTCAGCGCCAGCGATTCGTACCCGAGTGTCTTCGCCTGCGCGACCAGCTTGTCCACCTGCAAAAGCGACTCCCCGAGGCTGAAGTCGCTACGCAGCGCCAGATGTGCTTTCATTCTTCTCCTTGCAGCTCGATCCCGGCTTCCGTCTTGCGTGCCAGCTTGAGCCCGATCAGCGCCGTGCGAATGGCGACGATCTTGGCGTCCGACACGCCGACCTTCCCGAGAAAGGCGGTGATGTTTTGGTTCGAGGCGTGATTGCCACGCAGCAGCTCACCCATGACCCACAGAGGCTTCATGCTGTCTTTGGGGAACGGATTTCGCCTGGCCCGCAGTTCGGCCCGCAGTTCGTCGGGATGCTTGAACCTGACCAGTTCTTCGATCACCCCGCGCAGCTCGTCACGCACCGTTTGAGCGTTGGAAACCTTCGGGGTAGGGTCAGGTAGTACCGCGGGCTTTTTCTTCGGTTTGGGGCGCGATACGTCGCTGGACAGGGATCGCTTCGACGCGGGCTTTGCCAGAATCTTGCGATGCCGCTCCATGATGCCGGCAATGTCGATCTTCTCGCCCAGCAGCCCGATCATGTCCTGAACCTGCTCTGCGCAGGATTCCTGGAACACGCACAGGCCGCAGCGCGCAGCATCAGAGCCGTGATAGGTCACGGCACCGAAGCAGATCGGCTGAAGCACCAGCTCAGACATTCAACGTCTCCGCGAGACTGCGAATCTCTCGCCGGGCGCGCTTGATTTCGCCTTCGGTCGCGCCGGTTGCCTTGCTGACGTACTTGTTGATGAAGGCTTCGGACATCGGCACGGCCCGCTGCGCGTGCTCGATTTCCGTGATGCGCTCCCACTCCTGCTCCATCGCTTCGGTGGGCTCCATCGTCAGCTCCAGCAGGACCATCGCGAGCGGGGACAGCACTTCCTCGATCGACTGAAGCATCTGCTTGGCCTCCAGCATCTGCTCGGGGTTCGCGTGGCCGCCGTCGATCAGCGACTCCAGGTCTACCGCCTCACCCTCTTCCGTGCTGAGGGCCTGCATCGAGACGGTGCCGAGAGGTGCGCCGTGCTCGTGGTTGTCCAAGAAGCGGTTCAGGTCGTTGAAGGCCGCCCGCATGAAGTAGGTGGAGAAGCGGAAGCCCTTGGACGGATCGAAGCCCGCGAACGTCTTCATCATGGAGATGCGAGCCTCTTGCTCGATGTCCGCGAACTCGACCGCATGGCCGGCCGCCAGCACCCGTTTGTAAATCTTCGCGGAGACCTTGAAGATGAGGCCCTTGTTGGCCTCGTGGAACTCCATGAAGCCGGGTGGCACTTCAGTGAGGCGAGTCATGTGAACTACCCTCGCCGCCCGATTAGGCGAACACCCGTTGAGCGATGTCGTCCACGACCTTGCGATCGACGCTGGACAGCTTGTTGATGAAGGCCAGCGACAGCCCCTGACGGAACGACGCACGGGCGACGCCGATGCGACCCGCGTTGATCAGCGCACGCGGCGAAATGGTGTCGCTGATCTTGCCGTCGCTGTAGGCGGTGCGAACCAGCGTGGCGAACTCAACCATGCGCTTCGCGTCGTCGGCCGCGAGACCCACCCGGTTGCGGATGATCTTTTCTTCGGCCTGCTTGGGCATGTACTGCTTGTGGATCATCATGCCGAAGCGGTCGTAGTTGGCGCTGTTCTGGACGTTCGTGCCCTGGTAGAGGCCCGTCTCGTCACCGCTGCCGTTGGTGTTGCCCGTGGCGCAGAAGCGGAAGTTCGGATGCGGCTTGATCAGGCGCAGCTCGTGGGGCGCGTCCTTGATGTAGAGCGGCTTGCCTTCGAGCACAGCCTGGTAGACCGAGGTCACAGACGGCAGCGCGAAGTCGTACTCGTCCGCGATGTACACCCAGCCGTTCATCATGGCTTGGGGCAGAGGGCCGAGGTTGAAGACCGTCTCGCCTTCCTTCACGATCCACTGACCGACGATGTGGACCTCTTCGGTGTTGATCGTATGCTGCAGACGAATCGCCGGGCGACCCGTGCGGCCCGCGATCTGCTCGAACAGCTCGCTCTTGCCGGCGCCCTTGTGGCCGTAGACGTAGGTCGGGATGTTCAGCTCCATCGCCAACATGACGTTCTTCAGCTCGTCGATGTCGAAGACGTAGCCATCGTCCGTCTTCGGCACCATGTCCGGTGCGCCCACGTCCTTGAGGACCGTGATGGGAATGGGGTTGTTGCTGGTCGAGGACATTGCGGCCTTGACGTTGCCGAGCGCGAAGACCTCGTGCAGCGCCTTCTTCTCTGCCTTGTAGGCAGCGAGGCCGGTGTAGGTCGCGGAGACCGCAGCGGGCGCGGGAGCAGCCGGCGCAGCAGCGCCCTGGCGCTTCTTCAGCTCTTCTTCCATGAGCTTCTGCGCCCGCGGGCTCAGCGTGGGCTCGCCAGGGAATTGGGCCTCGTAATCGGCCAGGCTCACGTTCTGGTGATGATCCTGCAGGTGCTTCTTCATCACATGGACCTGGGCACCACACAGCTTGCAGGTGATCTTGGCGTCTTCGTTCATTGGTTTCTCCTTGAAGTTGCTTGATCTACCGTTGATCAGCGACAACTGAATTTTGGGGTGACTTGTCCGGATGCGCAAGTCACGGATGACTTAGTTTTCGGATTTCGTTCAGGAAGGAATCAGCAATCCGCGCAGCTCCTTGATGACCGTGGTCGGCAGCTCTGCCACGTTGCTGAGGACGACGTTCTTCTTGTAGTAGTTGCGCACCGCATTGGACTCAATGCCGATGCCAACCACATCGATGCCGGCGCCTTCGATCTTCTTCACGCGGCGCTTCAGATCAGTCCTGAAGACATCGCGTCCGCTGTAGTCCATCGAGTGACCTGCGGGCTCGCCGTCGCTCAGCACGATCATGACGTGGCGTGCGGCCTTGCGCGATGCGAGGCGGCGAGCGGCATACTCAATCGACTCGCCATCGACGTTGCACGCCATCGATACCTCGTGGGGGAGCGCACCGAATCGGGCACGGACCTCCGAGTTCAGGGGCTCGTCGGCACCCTTGATGATCGGCATGATGATGCTCTCGATCCGCGAGTAGCTGATGCCCTTGTCTCTCGCATCACGAACGTCCTCGTAACTCATCATGCTCTCGCCAGTCGTGAAGCAGATGACCTCGTGATTGATCTTGAGGCGCTCCAGCACGCTCGACAGGGCGAACGCGGCTTGTGCCGCTGTCATCACCTTGCTGCCCGACATCGAGCCGCTAATGTCGATCACCAGCTCGACGGACACGTCCTTTGTGTGGTTCTCCGTCTTGCGGCGGAACACGCGGTCGTCATTGAACTTGAGGCGGGCGAGCGCTGACGAGTTCAGACGGCCCGAACGGTAGCCACCCACGTAGGTGGAGGCTGACCTGGCCGCAATCGCGCGCTCCAGTTCCTTCTGCATCGGCGACACCATCGCGGTCACCGGGTCTTCCACGTACCGCTGGCAGCTCTCGATCAGCCGGTTGCGGTCGTAGTCCTTGATCGGGAGCTTCTCGATCCGGTCGTGCTCGGTGGTAAAGGGCAGATAGTCCGCGTCCTTCGCGGCCTCCACCGCCATCTCGCCGATGGTGTCGGCAGCAGCGGCGTCGAAGTCCTTCGCGTCCCCGATCGCTGCCGCAATCTCGCTCCAGTCGAGATTTCCCTTGCCTTCCTTGTCGGGCGAGCCACCGCCGTGCCCGTGCTCTTGCGTATCGTTGCCGCGCGACTCGCCACCCATCTGGCTGTCTTCGGTGTCTTGGCCGCCACCGGAACCTTCCGAGCCACTCTCGTCACCTTCCGACTCGCCCTGGCCCTGCCCACCTTGCTGGCCTTCACCCTCGCCTTCCTGGTCGCCACCGCCCTGGCCCTGGTTCGAGCCTTCGTTCCCGTCCGACTCGCTGTCGTCCGATTCACCGTCAGCGCCCTGACCTTGGCCTTCGCCCTCGCCAGACTCTTGATCTTGTTCACCATCGCCAGAGCCGCTCTCAGACTCGCTCTCGCTTTGGTCGCCCTCTTCGTCGCCAGAGCCACCTTGACCACCCTGGTCGCCGTCTTGCTCTTCGGACTGTTGGCCCTTGTCCTTCTTGGACTTCTTGGACTTCTTGCCTTTGCCCTTGCTACCGCTGTCGGACTGATCGCCCTCACCGCCGTCGCTCTCCTGGGCATCTTCGCCCTGACCATCACCATCACTCTTGAGGCGGTCGAGGATCACCTTAGTCAGCGCGATGTTGTCCGCGGTGGACTGGCACTTGTCGAAGTCTTCGCTCAGGTCGGCGAGCTGCATCATGATGGGCGCAATCACAGCGCCCTCCTTCTGCAGAAACTCCTTGAAGATGAACTGGCCGCCAAGGGCACGGATCATCGAGGGGAACAGCAGCGCCAGCTCGGCCTTGGTGTCGCCGGCCGCACGTGCCTTCTCCAGGTTCGGCTTCACGAAGCGTTCCAGGTAGAACGCCCCGGTACGCGCCAGGTTCGACCCGCAACCGCGCCACATCGCAGCTTGCTTCCGCTCGATGTACACGTCTTCGACCATGTTGAGGATCGAGCGCCCCTGCTCGTTGAGCTTCTTGGTGGCATCGACCATTGCGGACGCGTCGGTGTGCAACAGGTGGCCGACTTCATGATCGAGGAAGCCCTGTACCGCGTCGCACAGCTCGTCGCTGGCGTCATCGGGGATCATCGGCAGGTAGACCGCGACCGGCATGTTGGTGCGGCGGTCGTACTCGACCTTGGCCGTCATGCCTTGCTGAATGACGCGGATCGAGCGGCCCGAGAGAATCTGAGTCACCTTGGTGACCGCCTCTCGCATGATCATTACCCGAGTAGGTTTGTAGGACATTCTACGCTCTCCATTTGTTCAGCGGTGACTTACCGCTCAACCGTTAATGTAGGGCAAGTTCAGCGGATAGTGAAGTGAGTTGTCAGGCGTACGGGCACTCACGCATCAGTCACTCATTAGTGCGCTCACAAAATGAAAAAGGCGGGCACTTGGCCCGCCTTTGGCGCTCGATCTGTCTGACGTTCAGTCAGCTCGTCTCCGCACGCACAACCGCGCTGTCGCCGGTCGCGTTGATGACGAGAACAACTGAACCCCTGGCAGGGAGGGTCAGCACATACAACGTGCAAGACCCCAAATCGATGGTCTCCTTCACTTCTTCTGCCGCCTCAAGAATCCCGACCGCCTGTTCGTAGGTCAACTTCTCCCCCGTGTTGAATGTCGGGTTGGCGTTGTTCGTGTTGCTCATTGACGTTCAATCCTCCAAAGTTCTCTGCACCATGCAGACGTTCAAACT